TAATAAACCTCTCTAAGCACAAAGTGTTCCAAAATCCCGGCTTAACATAACTTTCATCCAGATCAATTCTTGATGATTCCTCAATTAAAATAATTAAATTTATCTATTGACATATAAAAATTGATTGCGTAGTCTTGTAGTGGATTCGGCATAAAAGTCTCCATATTTTCCCTTACTGGAAGAACCTAAGGAAGATGGATGCTTAACGCTAAACACAAGCAAGCGCTGAATCTGCTCCGCGAAAACAAAGTCCCTGTCGATGGTATAGCCCGCACTTGCGGGTTCTCTCCTGAATATCTCAAGGATCTCATGGAAGGCAAACCCAATACTGGGCCAGCCGGTGTCCTTTTCTCTACAGAATACAAGAAGGTCAAGAGGGATATCTCTCTGCGCACACGCGATAACATCGATACGCTTAAAGAGCGTCTCGTTGAGGATCTGCTTGCGTGGAATGAAGCAATCAATTTACAAGCGAACGGGATGCCGGAGATGCTCACGATGAGTCAAGTCTCAGAAAAACGCCGCATATTAGGTGAGCTCAATAAAGCCACTGCGGGTATTGAAATCGAGGAGTTCCATTACCATGGACTTTCTGGGGAGGATTTAATCAATGAGTTCAAGCGCGTCAAGTCTCTTGTCCAGCTTACTGCTGGAAGACCACGAGTTCCTGTCTCTATCGCGAAGCGATCAAGAGGCATACCTGGAACTCCTAAGAAACCAGTATCAGGAACTGAAGAGGAATAAGCTTTTAACGTATAGGCCTAATCCGAAGCAGTTGCTCTTTCACAATTCTAAAGCGCATATCAGGGCTGTACTTGGTGGTAATCGTTCCGGCAAGACCACTTGTGGTGCCGTTGAGTTCCTGTGGCATATCACTAGACAGTACCCTGACTGGTATCCAGATGAAATGAAGTATACGCGTGCGGTAAAGGGCCGCATCTTTTGCGAAGACTTCTCGAAATCTGGAGCCAGGGTCATTGTTCCCGCTCTAGAGGACTGGCTTGATCTCGAGCTGATCAAGTCGAAGAAGAAGAATCCTATGGGCTTCCCGATTTATTGGGAGATGAAAAATGGCAGCACGTTTGAGATTTTAACTTATGAGCAAAAGACGCAGCAGTACGAAGGTTGGAAAGGTGACATCGCTTGGTTCGATGAGCCTCCGCCGCGAGACAAGTACGTCGCCTCAACGCGAGGCTTGGTGGATTCTGGAGGACGATGCTGGCTTACGCTTACACCTTTGTCCCAGCCTTGGATACATGACGAGATTGTCGCGGGGGCCGATGGCGTTGACACCTTCTCAATCGGAATGGATATTCGAGATAATCTCATTCGTGTCGAGGATGGAGTCGAGCATGGACACCTATCGGAAGCGTCGATAAAGCTCTTTGAGAAAAAACTTAAACCTGAGGAAAGGGAGGCGCGGATACATGGGAAGTTTCTGCACCTTACTGGATTAGTGTTCAAACAATTCGATCCGAATATGCACGTCATCAAAGACATGGAGATACCGGCTCATTGGACGCGGTACATGGCGATCGATCCGCATCCGCGCACGCCGACGGCAGTACTGTGGATGGCGGTTGATGAGCAGGAAAACTTTTTTGTTTATGACGAAATGTTCCTTGCAGACATGGATGCTAAGGAGATCGCGAATGCAATCAAGGCCCAGGAGGGTACGGAGCCTGCCAAGCTTAGGTACATCGACCCAGCGATGGATAAAGATCATGCGTTGGCTGGCGGATTCAATATCCGGAAAGAGTTGATGAAGTATGGGATTTACACAATCCGTGCGAACAATGAATGGGAGTACGGAAAGGACGCGCTTGACCGTGCGATTACACCCAAATGGAATCCTTTTCTCGGTCAGGAAGCCCCGCAACTGCGAATCATTGGGTCCGATTGCCCGCGTCTTATATGGGAAATTACCCACTATGTTTGGGAAACGAACCCAATACTTGATGCGGATAAGCAGAAGCGGCAGAAGCCAACTAAGAAAGACGACCACATGATGGACTGTTTGCGGTACATCCTTGCAGCAAACCCCCGGTTTTTGCCGGAGGAGAACGATGAAGTGATCGCGCAGCCGACTTATAAGGGCGAGTACACGAAGCATCCGGCGGCTAATCCTGAGCGTACGGGTAATTCATACAGGGAATTGGTGGACTAAATGCGAGCGAAGCCAGCAAAGATTGGATCAGTTTGGACGACGCGAGAGAAAATTGCTAAGCCTGTGCAGAAACCGGCCAAGATCAATACTGGCAGAGCGGACTTCACAGCCGCTGGAAAAGGCTTTCGTAGCCGTGGGATGGACGGGACTCGGTCTGCGTTCAAGAACGCACGATGACTCCCGCTGAACAGGTCAGAAAGCTTTACAACGAGAACTTGGCTAAAGGTATGACTCAGAAGGATGCCGCTAAGGATGCTCAGAAGAACACTGGGGTTGCTCTAAAGACAGGGCAATCCTTTAAACGGTCGCATAGAAGCCTAAGACAAATGGGCAAGGTAACAGGTCAATATGAGTGAAATTGAAAATCTTCAGCAAGCCAATGACGGACGGGACGCTCAGGCGGCCAAAGATCCGTGCGTTGAGTGGGTGGTTAAACAGTTTGAATGGTACGAGAAGTTCCATGAGCCCCGCTTTTCCAAGATGCGGAAGATCATTGATTACTGGGAAGGCAAGCCATCTTCTTCGGTAGAAGCGGATTGGCAGAATAACGTCGTTGTCCCGGCCATGATGGAGGCTGAGCAAACGATTACGCCGCGCATATGCACGGCTTTGTTCCCTACCGATGCTCCCCTCGACATTAAGGCCGAGGGAGATACCCCTCAAGAAGACGCCACCATCATCAAGTTCCTCATCCAGCATTATTTCAGAGTCTCTGACGTTCAGCGAAAGTCCAGTTCGATGCTGACCCAGAACACCCTGCTCGGAACAGCCTACGCTGAGTCCGGATCCTGGCTGAACAAGAAGGGCTATGTTATTGACGCTGAGACCGGTCAGCGCGTTATTCGCACGATCGATAACCGGCCGGACTTCCAGCATGTCGATTTCTTCGAGATGTTTCCTCACCCGTCAAAGATCAGTATGGATGACGGTTTACCGGTCATTCGCCGCCGGTTTATCGACGAGGAGGCCCTGAAGTCTATCGCAGAGAACCCGTTCTTCAAGTTTGATGATCTCAAGAAGGCCCTTGAGGACAAGAACGCTCCTAAGCGGCCGTCCTATGATGGGATTGATGCGTTTGAACGCAAAGAATACGAAGTCTTGGACTATTGGGGTCCTTGGGATCTGACTTTTGCTAAACAGGGCGGTGCTAAAGAGGAGACTCTGACTCAGAAGGCAGTGCCGCACTGGGTCATTATTATCAACCGGAAGGTCAAAGTTCGCTATATCCCGAACCCATACGACCACCAGCTCCCTCCGTTTGTTAAAACGAACCTGTATCCGAGCGCGCGGCCGTCATGGTTCGGTGTTGGGATCGGGGAGATCGGATTGCCAACGCAAGAGCGCTTGAACAAGATCGTTAACCAACGCTTAGATAACGTTGACTTGATCTTAAACAAACAAGGCGTCTATAACGGTAACGATCCGTTGATTAAACCTAAACAGCTGCATGTTTCCGCTCCGGGTATCTGGCGGAAAGTATCCGACGTGAATACGTCGATCCGCTGGATGGATACTCCCGACGTGACCTCTTCGTCTTACAAAGAGGAGGAGCTAGCCAAGAATGACTTCAGAGAGTCAGTAGGGGCCAACAATGCCCTTATGCCGTCGAATGAGCCTGGTGACCAGCATCGCACGGCTATGGGGATTCAGTTGCTCCAGGGGGCAGCTGGGATGCGTTTACGGCCAGTTCTGACGAACCTTGAGTGCGACTTCGTGGCCGCGACAGCACGGTTCTATTTTTCGAATATCAAACAGTTCATGTCCGAATCGGAGTGGATTGAGATTATGGGCGATGGCGTTTCGAAGATGATCGAGGTGAGTCCTGACCAGATCCAGCGCCGTGTTCGCTTTGTACCTACCGGTATCACCGAGACGGTCAACAAAGAGACTCAGATTGGGCAGCTATTGCGGTTTAAAGAGGTTACTCAGAACGATCCGACCATCAACCGCGCCGAGATCAATAAGCGCATTGCTGAGCTGTTCGGGTTCAAGGACACCAATAAGCTCATCGTTGCGCAGCAGGCCGCTCCTATGCAGGGTCCAGCCCAGCCTGGTCAGATGAGTCCAGAGCAGGAGCAGATGATTAAGCAGCGCATGGCTGAGGGTGCAAGCGCAAGCCAGATTAAAATGGAAATGTTAGGACCCCCTCCAGCTGATCACTCTCAGGAGCAACCAGCATGATGAATTTTTGTAAAAATTGTGAGAAAGAGTTTTACATTAAACCTTCCGGGTATGCGCGTGGAAGAGGTGTGTTTTGTTCTATGAAATGCAAGTCGCTTAGTCAGATTGGAAAGATTGCCTCTACGGGTCCGCTGTTCAAAAAAGGACAGATCCCTTGGAATCTTGGGAAAAGGTATCCGAATCCGAAGCAGCAGCGTGAGCTCCACTCTCAATGGAAGGGCGGAATTACTGCGGTTCACATGCTGTTACGCAACTCACCACACTCTAAGGCGTGGAGAACTTCTATCTTCCAACGAGATGACTTCACCTGTCAGAAGTGCGGAGAACGTGGAGGGAAGCTAGAGGCTCACCACGTAAAAAGTTTTTCTAGGATTTTGAACGACAACAAGATCGAATCTTTTGAAGATGGTCTTGCGTGCGCTGAGCTTTGGGATATCGCTAACGGGGAGACGTGTTGCGTTGATTGTCATCGCATTGGTATCCATAAGCACAAGTATGTGAGGTTAGCATGAAAGAGGTCATCAGGAGTTTAGATGAGAAGATCGTTGAGATTAAACAGCGTCGAAACAAAGCCAAGGATATCAAGACAGGTCTCCAGAAGGAGATGTCTGATATCAACGCTCAGCTTGATCTGATTGATGCCGAATTAACAGATTATCAACAGGCTGTGGATAAGTTGAAGGTTCCCTAATGGAGCTTGATCGCGTTGAGAGACTTACGGAAAACGAAGACTTCATTAGCTTTACAAAGGTGATTGAAGCAACGATCCAGCAATACTTGGAATCATACGGATCGTGTCACACAGAGATAGATTTTCTCAAGAATCAGGAACGAGTGAAGACGTTACGTTTCGTCCTCACGCTTCCGGACCTCTTGAAAGAGCAACGGGAAGGCTCCTAAACTTCCTGCTCGGTTCATCTGTGCCGCACACAGATGCTTCGGCTTCGGCCGCACAAGGAGAACACAATGACAGACGCAGAGAAAGCCGCAGCAGCAGCTGCATCCGCCGCCGGGTCATCGGGCGCCGCCGCCGGGGCATCGGGCGAAGGTAGCAAACAAGTTCCAATCGCCGCATTGCATGATGAACGCAATCGTCGGCAAGCGTTGGAAGCCAAGATCAAGCAGATGGAATCCGTGTTTGGCGATCAGATTACCTACGATTCAGCAGGGAACCTGATTCCTAAACAGCCTCAGCAACCGCAGCAACCTGTTCAACAACAGAACTGGCAAGCTGAGCTGGATCGTCTGTGGCAGGAAGACCCGAGGAAGGCTATGCAGCAAGAGATGGGCGCGACAATTCAGTGGTATGACCAAGTGAATACAGCTGTGGAAACACAGATGGATGAGCTGTCGGCCAAACACCCTGACTTTCAAACCTATCGCGGGCATGTGCGTGGCTATCTCCGGAAGCTTCCTGTGGATCAACGAGCAAGACCAGGGATCGTAGAGGCAGCTTACTTTCTTCATAAGGGACAGAATTTAGATAAGGTCCTGGAAGAAGAGCGTCGGCGAGCCAATGAGCGTTACAGCTCAGGTGAAGCGATCCAGGGCATAAATGGAGGTTCAGGGAACTCCTACGCGGGCGATGCAGGTGCTGGCGCGCGCCGTTATTCTCAAGACGAGATTAACGTAGCGAAGATGTACGGCAAAACTCCGGAGGCGTATTTCGGTCCTAAGGCTTAATGTTCAGAGAACTACATCCGAGACAACCACGAGAACCGGTAGAAAACAAAGATCCGACTTATGGTCGGAACCTACCGACCCCGTCTTATCCAGAGCGGGCGTGGATTCGTTGCACTAGGTGTGGGTTTGTCCTGAACACTAAGAGGCACAGTGGTGGCGGTTATGGAGACGGCGTCGTTGAAACGACCACAGATTTAGCAGACTACGATGGGTCCGGCGGAGACGCCGAGTGCTATGACTCAGGGTTTGACTCGATCACACTCTCCTACGACATCACGTTTGATGGCCCTTATAACCGGACAGACCCCACCGCCAATTATAACGGTTGCCCATTTTGCGGAACGTATCGATTCCGGTGAGAGGAACTTATGGACATATTTCGTGATATCAATCAAATCGGCAAAAAAAACAAAGGCGCCTTTAGTGGTCGTCTGAATTGCCCGCTGTGCCAGTGTGAAAAGCACCAGCTTATTGAGAAGTTGACTCCGTGGAGGTTCCGTTACCGGTGCCGTAAATGCCACCAGACTTTTCAATATGATTGCAGCGGATTACCTGATCACCCGTATGCGCCATTCAAAAAGGCAAGTTTTCAGGAAATTATCAGGGCATCTCAGATAAAACCACGGCTAGCCAAATAGGAGAACACCATGAAGTTTCATTACGATTTAACGGGAGCAGAACCGATTATCCGGGACTACCCTGTGTACGACGCAACGACCCTTGCGCAGGGCGAGCTTTTGATGAAGGGTGCAACTGACCCCGATTCAGCGGCTGACGAGTCCCACTCGTTCATCACTGCCTATAACGCCACAGCTGCTAGCTCTGCTGTGAACGCTATCGGTATCCTGAACGAAGACACGTATGCCACTACGCCTTCTGGCGGGTATGCAGCGGTTGTACCTGACACGGCGTATTCGCTTGCTGGCGGTCCGAAGTACGGCAAAGTGATCATTAACCCGTTTGCAGTCTACCTGGCAGAGCATTCGACCGGAACGTCTGATGACGTAGCGATTACTTCTACGTCAACTACGACCGTTACGATCCCCTCTCTCGCGGATGACGCGGATGGATTCTGGATCTACTTTCCGTTGACGGCTACCGGTGTGAAGGGTTCCCTTCGTGCTCTGTATACGTCTGCGGCAGGTTCTGCGGTCATGGATTCAGCGCTTTCAGTGGCTGGAACTAGCTCTGACACTGCGGTTCTGATCTGCCCGGGAAATGGCCAGCTCAGCTTTAACCTTGATGCTACGGGGACGATGGTTTCTTCATCGAACCTGCAAGCGGTCAAGGAAGCGACCAACCTGAAGTGCGTGCAAGCGTACATCTCTGGTCGTGATACCCCGATGGAACCGTTGCGCATCTCGCGCCATGTGGGTCTGAACAACCTTCACCTGCAAAGTGTGAAGTTTTGGGCTGATCTTATTTGCGTGGATCACATCTTCGGAACCAACTAAACAGTAAATTAACAGGAGAATCAACATGAGTATTATCGCATCAGAGTCCTTCGGAAGATTGTTGGATCCGGGTCTCCGATCCATCTTTATGGATGAGTTCGGTCTCCCTGGTTCAATGATCGACCAGCTGTATGGCGTCGAAGGGTCCGGCAAATCCGTTGAGTACGATCTCGGAATTGGTGGGCTGGGTGACTTGGAAGAGTTTGACGGGACAATCCCGTACGATGACTTCCGTCAGCAATATCGCGTCTCCTACTCACATCGTGAGTGGGTGAAGGGTATTAAGATCGAGCGCAAACTCGTTGATGACGATCTGTATAACGTCATCAATCAGCGCCCTCGTTCCTTGGCTATGGTCGCCAAGCGTACCCGCGAGAAGCACGCTGCGAGTCTTTTCAACAGCGCTTTCAATACGTCTGTGTTTGCTGGCGGCGATGGGTTAGCCCTTTGCAGCAACGCGCACACGGCTGTTGGAACGTCAACGACCCAGGACAATCTGTATACCAGCGCGCTGTCAGCTACAGCCGTAGCCACAGCCCGCCTCGGTATGCGTGATTTCTTGGACGAGACGGACAATCTCATCAACGTGATGGGAGACACCCTGCTCGTACCGCCCGAACTTGAAGAAACGGCGTATGAGATCGTCAATTCCGACAAGCAGTTGGATTCGGCGAACAACAACGTCAACTTCAACAAGGGTCGCTACAAGGTGTTGGTTTGGGACTATCTGTCCGATACGGACAACTGGTTCTTGATCGATAGCCGGTACGCGAAGATGTTCTTGAAGTGGTTCAACCGTATCCCTGTTGAGTTCAACAAGGATAAGGATTTTGATACGTATTTGAGTAAGTGGAGCGCTTACACTCGCTATAGCTACGGCTTCAGCGATTGGAAGTTTATCCTCGGATCTCAGGTAAGCTAACCAACCAACCTATGTGGGGGGTGTTGCGTGATATGTTTCACGTGACACCTCCTGCGTAACAACGTGCATAGGAGTAACTATCATGCCATTCACAAACTTTAAAAACGGGGTCGCTTCTTTCGGGGTCCCTGTAATCGGTTCGGGCGATTCAATTCCTGCGACTACTGGGTCGTATTTCTTTGTCGATAGCGCTACTGGTTCTGACAGCAACTCGGGTAAATCACCCAAGACGCCCAAGGCGACCATTGACGCAGCTATTGGTCTTTGCACTGCGGCTAAAGGCGATGTCATCGTCGTGGCTGCCGGTCACGCTGAGACCATTGCTGGTGCGGCTGCGATCAACTGTGACGTGTCTGGTATCACGATTGTGGGTCTTGGTAAGGGCGCAAACCGGCCCATCATCACCTCCAGCGCGACGACTGATACGGTTGCTGTTGGCGCTGCTAACGTCACCCTTAAGAACCTTCTCTTCCAGGGCGGCATTGACTCTCAAACGATCTTCCTCGACATCAACAGCACAGACTGCACTGTTGATTCTTGTGAGTTCCGCGAGGGTTCATCGATCCAGATCCTCACCTCTATCGACATCACTGGTGGCGCGGCCAATGCTTGCGACCGGGCAACGATC